GGATCAAGATATTAAAAACTGGACACCTAAGGGGGTAAACGAGATAACATTAGCTTTATCCTGTAGTAGAAGAAAGAACTATAGAAGAGCAGAGTGGGCTACTTATAAGAAAAATAGAGACTCTCAATCTTCTCCTGATTCCTTAGGTTTCTGTAGAGAATATTTAATAGAGGCATATACTACTTTAGTTGAGCCTAGAATTGAGGCTGATGATATACTAGGCGTGTATGTATCTAGGGGTGATTACATAGGGGTTACTATAGATAAAGATCTCAAGTGTATTCCAGGCTACCACTGGAATCCTAATAAGGATAAGGATATAAGGTTTATATCTGAAGAAGAGGCAGATAAAGCTTTCTATTTACAGTGGATGTCTGGTGATTCGACTGATGGTATCCCAGGTCTATGGCGTATCGGTCCAAAGACAGCTATTAAGTTCCTTGATGAGTGGGATATTGATACATGGGAAGAGAAGATACTAGAGCTATATGAAGAGGATAAGTATCAGCCAAAGTCTGGAAAAGTAGATCCACTAGCTATGGCGAGATGTATTCGTATCTTAAGAAACGGAGAATATAATTTTGAAACAAAAGAAATAACATTATGGTGCCCTAAAGTTGGGTATAACGAGAATAAGGAGTCTTGAATGGATCAATTTCAAGAGTTTGTAGTCACAAGAAGCTATTGTAAATGGCAAGAAGATTTAGGGAGGAGAGAAAGCTGGGATGAATGCGTAGATCGGTATTACAATTACTTCGAAGAAAGATTTCCAGAAGTATTAGGCGACGAATGGGATGCTATACGAAAATCGACTATCGATCGAGAGGTTTTCCCGTCAATGAGAGCGTTAATGACTGCGGGAGCTGCGGCAGAGGTAGACGATACGTGCCTATACAACTGTTCTTACCTAGAAATAGACTCAATTAGAGCCTTTTCAGATGTCTTATACATCTTATGTTGTGGAACAGGAGTAGGTTTCTCTTGTGAATCCCAATCAATTATAAAATTACCCTTAGTTCCTGGCATTATCAGGGATGATAAGGTAGAGATACAAGTAGGAGATTCCCGACGGGGCTGGGCTGAGGCGTTGAATGACCTATTGTCAGCCCTATACGGGGGACTCCATCCAACTTGGGACTTATCTCTTGTTAGACCACGGGGTGCTAGATTGAAAACCTTTGGTGGTCGGGCATCTGGACCCGAGCCTCTAGAAAGATTGTTTAAGTTTATTATAAAAATATTCTATGATGCAGGAGGTCGAAGACTAACTCCCCTTGAGGTACACGATATTGTCTGTATGATTGGAGAGATTGTTATATCGGGAGGAGTTAGGCGTAGTGCTTTGATTTCTCTTTCTGATCTCAATGATAGAGAGATGGCTTTAGCCAAGTCTGGTCCGTGGTGGGAAACCAGCGGACATAGAGCTCTTAGTAATAACTCAGCTGTCTATACTTCTAAACCCTCATTAGGTAGGTTTCTAGAAGAATGGACTACACTGTATGACTCTCACTCAGGTGAGAGAGGCATCTGTAATCGTGAGGCAATGGAGAAAATTTCTAAGGCTCTTGGTCGAGAGTCTTGTGATTGGGGTACTAACCCCTGTAGTGAGATTATCTTAAGACCCCAACAGTTCTGTAATCTTACCGAGGTTGTGATTAAGCCATGGGATAATCTAGCTACGCTGCGTTTAAAGGTACGTGATGCGGCTATATTAGGTACTGTTCAGTCTGCTTGTACGAGATTTACATATCTAGGATCAGAATGGAAAAGTAACTGCGAAGAGGAACGACTATTAGGTGTATCCTTTACTGGTATATATGATAATATTCTTATGTATCAAGCTAATGATAATCTGTCTGATATTCTAAAGGAACTAAGGCAGGTTGCTAGAGATACTAATGTTAAATGGGCAGAGAGATTGGGGATCAACCCATCTCTTGCTGTAACTTGTTGTAAGCCTTCTGGTACTACATCATGTGTTGCTGGTACATCTTCTGGAATTCATCCTAGGTATGCACCCTATTATATTAGGCGGGTTCGAATTGATACTACAAATCCTTTATGTTTATTTATGCAGGATAAAGGTATTCCTTATGAGCAGTGTGTACAGAAAGAAGATACTACTATATTTTCATTCCCTGCCAAAGCACCAGAAGGTTCTGTGACATATGAAACCTATAATCCTATGAACCACTTAAAGTTATGGTTAATGTATCAAACTGATTGGTGTGACCACAAGCCCAGTGTTACTATAAACTATACCGATGAAACCTTTTTAGATATAGGACAATGGGTTTATAATAACTGGGATACTGTATCAGGTATTTCTTTTTTACCCCATACAGATCATATTTATGAACAGGCTCCATTCGAGTCTATTACAGAAGAACAATATACCGAACTAGTAAACCAAATGCCTCACAGTATAGACTGGCAAGAGCTTAGTTTATATGAGCTTGAGGATACTACTACTAGTTCACATTCGCTAGCATGTCACGGGGGATCGTGCGAGTTAGTTGATATTACAGGAGAATAAAATGCAGAAAGAATACTTAAAGGCAATCTATAATCGAGTTAGAATTAATGGAATGATTACTCCACCAGATATAACTTTATTAGTTAAAGATATGATTGCACGAATAGATGTTATCGAGGATAAATTAGATGAACTTACCAAGGTTAGAGCCTCAAGTAGTAAAGTTTCTAAAAGCAAAACTACCACTACTTGAGTATAAATTACATATGAGTAGAGATGACTATTTAGATCAGGCTATTTATAGAGCAGGACAACTAGATGTTATTCATCGTATGGAAAAAATTATTAAAGAACAGGAAAAGGGGGGAGCATGAATCCACAACAACTGAAGGCTATGGGTCGAGGCGGTGATAATACCGTAGCCCACCTTACACCGGGAGAGGTTGTTCTTCCACATGAAGTAGCCCAAAAGCTTAAGGGTAAAATCGAAGGTATGATAGGTCAAGATCAAATGGCAAGATTAACGGTGGGTAGAGGCACTGCCTCAATCAACCCTGCTACTGGTCTTGAAGAGTTTGGTTTCTTTTCAAGTATAACGAGAAGGATTAAGCGTGGTCTTGGATATTTTACAGGTAAGACTCAAACACAAAAGGCTCAAGCAACACTTAATAGAGACATGAGAGCTGCTGAGAAAAGAATGAAAGAACAATTCAAAAAACAAGCAGACGAAATGCAAAGCTTATTTCAGCAGCAATTAGCCAAACAAACTGAGGCTTACGATAAACAAAGGGCTGAAACTGATTTCTTACTTCAGGGACAAAAGATTGAAGCGTTGAAAACTCGCCGTAAGTTTACTGGAGAACAAAGAAGTAAGATACTAGGCGCAACCTATGGATCTTCCGAGACTATAGGAGCAGCGAATCCGCTTGAGGCAGGCGGACCACGATATACACCAAGAAGCAGTAGACGCAGAGCTAGTTTTGGTGGTCGAGCTATGCCTACCCTACAAATAGGCGGTCAGTTTAGACCGAGGTAATAAGGAGATATACTATGAGTGGAATATTTGGCGGAGGTGGCATGAATATACAAGCACCCGATAATTCAGATATGATAAAATGGATGGCAGCAAGAGATGATCGTAATGAGGAGCTCTATGCTAAGCGACAAGCGGATATTTTAACTATGGAGCAAGAACGCATTGCGATGGAACAAGCCGCAGCAGGAGCTATTCAAAGAGAAGAAGCGGATATATTATCTGCTGCACAAGAACTTGAAGATGCGGCTCAAGAAGAAGCTCTCGCATTTGCGGATGAAGAAGAAGAAGATGTAGATAATATTATTACAGGATTTTATGGTAGCTTAGGTTTGGATCGTCCCGCATGATTCCAGAAAAAACAATATCAGCAAGATATAAAAAGCTAGACTCTAAGCGTAGTGCTAAAATAGATAGAGCTAGATTTTGTTCATCGTTAACCGTACCTTCTTTGCTTCCTCCTCATGGTTGGACAGAAGAAACACAGCTCCCGCAGCCTTATAGTTCTGTCGGAGCTAGAGGTGTGACAGCAATGGCAAGTCGAATGTTATCTGCCTTGCTTCCATTGAATGATATGCCTTTCTTTAAGTTTGAATTACAAGATGGAATACAACCTGAACCAGAAATACGTAGATACCTTGAAGCCTTAAGCTATCAGGTATATAATAAACTCGCCTCCAAGAATTTAAGAGATACTTTGTATCAAATTCTACAGCATTTAATTGTTGTTGGAGATGTCTTATTAATTATGGAAGATGATTATACCTTTAGAACATTAAGATTAGATCAGTATGTCTGTCGTCGTAATGTTCAAGGAGAGGTACAAGAGTTAATATACCTAGAATTTGTAGCTGGAGATAATGATAATCCTGTAGAAGATTATTATTCTGGTGAGAGTGAGTTTGAGCGTAAGGGTTATCAAACAATCTACTGCAGACTAACAAAGGAAGAGGGCAATTGGGTTCATCGTAAAGAAAACTTAGAAGGTGAGCTTATTGAAGAAGGTACATATACTGTTAATCCCTATATTCTATTACGATGGACTGGCGTTCCAGGTGAAAACTATGGGCGTTCGCATTGCGAAGATCTAATTGGCGATCTTAAAACACTAGAAGCATTTACTAGAGGATTGATCGAAGGTATTGCGGCGGGTTCTACATTCTGGATAGGTGTTGATCCTTCTGGTATAACCGAAATAGGCGACATACAAGGCGTATATAACGGAGCTATCATAGGTGCAAGACAGGAGGATATCTTTACAATATCTCCATCAGCAACCATGTCTCCGCAGATTAGTGCTACTCAAGTAGGAGTAGAGACAATGCGTGGAGAGGTTGGTAAGGCTTTCCTTATGGACTCAGCTAGTATACCACAAGGTGATCGTGTTACAGCTACTGCTGTGCGTATGGTTGGGCAGGAATTAGAGAATGTTCTTGGCGGAGCCTTCTCTTCTATCGCTCGTAGTTTAATGAAACCTTTAGTAGAACGTACTGTATTCTTGATGATCGTCGATGAAGAAATAGATCCAAGAGTAGCAGATGAGTTTACAGAAGATGGAGAGCTAACAGTAGAGATTATTACAGGTCTTCAGGCTTTATCTAGAGATTCTGATTTACAGAAGCTTATGCAAATGGGCGAGATGGTTCGTAACTTACCAGAACAAGCTATGGCTATGTTTAAGTGGGACGAATATGGTCGAGCATTAATTTCATCCCTAGGATTTAATTCAGATAATTGGGTCAAGGATGAGGCAGAAGTACAGGCTCAACAAAGAAAACAAATGCAAGCAGAACTTGCTATGCAAGGTCAAGCTAATAGTCAAGCTATAATGGATCAGACTATGGGAGCTACTATGCAAGAAGCTGCTATGCAAGATCTAGATCAAGGCGGTCAAGGACTTCAAGACTTACTAGCACAGGCACAATCTATGGGAGGTATGTGATGGCGTATACTGTATATGATGAATCTAGAGGAACTACAGCAGAAGCTCAAGGTGGTGGCGATACACAGGCTGGTAAAGTTGGGGGTGGACGTGTTCCTTTTGAGCTTACTACAAATTCAGGATCAATTGATGGTCCAGGTAGCGGCGGTACAACAACAAATACATTCACATCTGCTATGACTGAACTAGGACGTATTGATATAGCTGGGAAGAAAGTAGTAGTTAAGATAGAGACTCTTGCAGTTGGAGATATTACTAATGTTGCAGCCACTGCGACTTTCACATTTGATACTGATCTTAAGGTAGAGACCGATCCAAGTACAAACTATATTACTTTAACTGATGCTAATGGTGTATCAGAAACTTTCTGGGCTAGAGAGAATGATGAGCGTTCAGATGAATTCGCTGTTGTTGCTAGTGGCACTACTTGTGCGACTAACTTTAAAGCTCTTGTAAATGCATCCAGCTTAGCTATTGCTGCTACTGGTTCTGGAGCTGCAGTGGTATTGACTCAGGAAACCAGCGGATACAAAGGCAATACATTGATTGATGATGGGGCTGGCTTCGCAGCAATGTGTGTAGGCACTTCGGGAGTAGCAGTACCTGCAGCTTTTACTAGTGGAGCTGATGTAGATTTCTTTTGTGAATTCTCTCCAACAGGGGTGAATGGTCAATGGACTAAATATACTGCAGTAGCTGCTGACGTTACTTATAATAATACAGGTGTATCAATAGCTAATAACCTAACGCTTGCTCAAACTGGTGCAGCTAATGCGAAAGTATTTCAGTTAGATTTAACTGCTATTAAAGCTCCGTATATAAGGCTAGGAATAAATTCACAGGGATTAGAACTGGATGAGGACTTCTCAGTAACCATAGGTATAACATATCCTTTGGGCTATGTACGAAATATAGATAAAGAAACTTGGAATGCAAAAGGAGAACGAGAGGGTTAACCTTAAGGAGATAAATTATGACAGCGAAAGTAGTAATGGAAACAGGTTGGACTCCTGTTATTGTAGGTGAGGGGTATTATATAACCACTACCTTAGGAGAGAATACATCATGGACAGATGTCGATGCGGCTCCTGTTACTCCAGCTATTCCTGCATCAACGAAGTTAAGCGGCAGTAAGATTCTTGTGTTTGTAGAGATTACTGCAACATCAAGTGGCGGTACTACTGGAACCGATGTGTTTATAGAGATGTCACCTGATGGTGTTAATTGGACTTCTCATGAGTCTGCTGGACAAGACTATATTGAATTAACAACTACAATGAATCCTAGAGTTCAAGCTTGGAATGTTTATATAGCAGACCTACAACAGTTTCGCTCGCCTTATTATCGTATTGGATTTAATTCATCTGGGGTGGCTATGGATGCAGCCTTGCGATTTAAAATCGGTTACTCTTACGCGAAGTAATACTTATGGCTATAGATAATGACCCCCTCTTTTCACTAGATATATTAGGATCTCAAAATGCTGATACTTCTAACTGTATACTTAGACAGAACAAAACCAAAATGCTAGTTAGAGGAGATAGGGACTACGTAACAACATATCGAAATGATGTATTAAGAAATAGAGGGCTTGATACTATTGAAGATCATCAATATAATTGGAGCTTCAAGGAAAACGATTATTGGACACCCTGTGGCGATGCTAGTGGAAACCTAGAGACATGGCTACAGCCAGAATACTTTCATCCAGAAACAGATAATCCTACAAGGTGTACAAAAGCATCAGATAGGGTTTGCCCACTATCGGGTGGATTGGCTACATCAGCACTAGATTTTCTTCAGAATACTGTCAACAATATGCCTTTTTTAGTAGTTGATACAGAGCTGAATAATTATACTGTACTAAATTTTGATGCCAGAGCTTCAATGAGTCCAACAACATCTCCTTGGCAAGCAGGTACTGGAGATTTTAGTTGTCATCTGGTACTGAACGACTTTAGTGCGACTGACTTAGGTATTATAGTAGCGAAGAAGAGCGCCCTTTTGGGGTGGGGATTACAGATGAATATGGCGGATGGTAACAAACAGACAGACTTCCGATTAGCTGATACTGTAATAGAGGTTTTTAACGGCGGTGCTGCCTGCATAATATCTTGCGGTAGGCATCTGGGTCGTCAATATCTTGCTGTTATTAGCGCTGTTGCCAATAATTTTACAACTCAGACAGAAACAGACGCTACCAATATAACTAGCGGCTTGGTGCAGCTAGGTAAATCTCAAAGATCGGTTGAGGGTAAGCTTGATGGAAACCTTGCTGAGTTAGTTTACTATCAAGGTGCTTTAACCTCTGATGATAGAGATCGAGTGCAAGGATATTTAGGATGGAAGTATGGTATTATACCCTATGCCCATACATACACAGATAATCCTCCTAAGTGGAGTGATAGGTTTGGAAATAATGAATTTTAAAGGAGATAAAAATGGCTAGGAATTTAACTGAAGCAGAAAAGAAAAAACGAGCCGCGGCAAAGAGAGCTGCTGCAAGGTCTAGTGCAAAGTCTGGTGCGAGTGGTATAAAAAGACGAGGAGCAACAAAAGCATCCTACAAAGCACGAGTAACTAAAGCTGGCGGCGGCAAGTAATAATGACATCACCCGATCG